GGTTCTATTCCACAAGGTTATGCTATCAACCACTTCTTGACTGACAGCAATGCTTGGTTCTTAACTACTGACGTGCCAAATGGTATGAAGCACTTTGTTCGTGCTCCTATTACTAATGACATGTCAGGAGATTTCGACACGGGCAATGTACGCTATAGGTCGAGGGAGCGTTACAGCTTCGGCTATAGTGATCCACTTTCTATGTACGGTTCTGCTGGCGCTTAGTCCTTGTAAATCAAGCACTTAGCTTCAACTAAGGGTCCTTCGGGACCCTTTTTTATTGTGTTTTATTCTTTAAAGCGTTTACTTATTTTTATTTTATGTTATTATTAGCGTCAGATAGTTAAACAAGAGAACAAAATGCCTAAAATAATAACGCAAGCAGAGTGGATGGCTAGAGCTAAATCAGTTCATGGGGACACTTACGATTTAAGTAAAGTTGAATATAAATCTTCTAGAACGCCTTTAAGAATAATATGCAAACAACATGGGGAGTTTAATCCAACTAGTATTAATTTTATACATAGTGGAACAGGATGTCCTAAATGTATAGGGAGAGGGGCCGATTGGATAGGTAGGTTTAAAGAGGTACATGGGGATAGGTATGATTACTCTTTAGTTGAGTACATTGATTATAAAATACCAGTGAAAATAATATGCAGAGATCATGGTGAATTTAAACAGTCTCCAGATAACCATTATAGGAACGGGCATAACTGCCCTAAATGTGCACATGCGGGCCTTAGAAAAGAAAGGCAGCTCCCATTCACCACAGTTGTTACACGGGCAAAAAAACTCCATGGCGATAAATTTACCTATAGTTGTGATTCTTGGGAAAACTTAAACACATCTTATATAAAAGTAACATGTATTCATGGGGTATTTGAACAGACAGGAGTTAACTTGTTAGCAGGTAAATTATCTTGTCAGAAATGTGGAAACATGAAGTCCGCCCCGGAACAAGAAGTAGCTGATTACCTAAAAATATATGCACCTATAATTCAACATGATAGGAAACTAATAGGCCCTAAAGAACTAGACATCTACATACCTAGTGCTAATTTAGCTATAGAATTTCATGGGATGTATTGGCACTCACATTTTAACGCTGCAGACGAAAAGGAAAATAAGAACAAAAGTCACAACAAATATAAAGCGTGTGCTGACAAAGGTGTTCGCCTTATAACTATCTATGAGACTGAGTGGCAACAAAGGCAACCCCAGATTAAGCGATTACTGCGTAATGCTATAGGTAAGACTAAAGGTAAGCTTATGGCCCGTAAATGCCAAATAGGTGAAGTATCTACACAAGCAGCTAAAGAGTTTTATGACAAGTATCATCCTCAAGGTGGTGACGGAAGTGGGAAGCATTATGGGTTGTATTGGAAGTCTAAATTAGTTGCATGTATGAGATTTGCTTTAGGTTCTAATGACAGGGGTAGTAACGCGAATAGGGTGTGGACGTTAGCTAGGTTTGCCACAAGAGTAAATGTTCTTGGCGGGGCATCTAAGTTGTTTAAAGCTTTTGTAAAAGATGAGCAGCCTGAGGTAATTAAATCCTTTTCCGATAACAGATATTTTTCTGGTGGTATGTACACCCAGTTGGGATTTGTTATGGAGTTGGAGTCTCAACCTGACTACCAAGTGTGGAGTCCAAAAATAGGACTTAAGCCCAAGACACATTACCAACGAAGAGTTTTACAAAAACGTTTAACTGACCACAAAGTAAATGAAGTATATAACCACGAAACTGACCCACGCACAGAAAAAGAAATAACATATTTTATGGGTGCAGGGAGAATATATGACTGCGGTAAAAAACGGTGGGTTTGGACTAACAAAATAAACTTGCAAGACTAAATAAAGTAGAGTATAAGTTACCTCATACCGGGGAATAATCCGGCTTAGTAGACAGCCCCCGCTGACGCATAGAAGACTACTAAGCTTAGACTTTCTATGAAGGAAACTAAAATGTCACGTACTACTTTTACAGGTCCAGTTAAATCAGGCACCAATAGATACAATCAATATCAAAACGTAGGAACTACTGTTCTTGAGCAAAGAGCTACTATTACTCCAAACTTATCTGGTTTAGTTACTACTGTCACTGAATACATCCCTGCTAACAGCGTTCTTTTAAATATCGTTATTGATGTAGTTACTGGATTTGACTCAGCTACTTCTGCTGGTTTAACCATTGGTAACAGCATTACCTCTAACCTTTATGTCACTACTACTTCTGTATTAGCTGCAGCCCAAGGTCGCATTACTCCTACTTTTACAGCGGCTCAATTATCAGCTATGAACAGCACTGCTGCTGATATCTCTTCTGCAGTTACTGGTGAGTCTGCTTGTTCTGCTTTGGTTCTAACTGTAACTTCCGTTGGTCAACCTACTGCAGGTAACATCTACGTTACTTTTATATACGCTCAATCTGACGATCGTAGCGCTGCTACTGCTCAATAATTAATTTAAGGGGGCCAGAGTTGATCGACCTTGGCCTTAAATGAGAACGGCAAGCCCGCCCTTAACTTTTTACATATAGGAGATTAATTATGAGTATGCAAACAGACGTCAAATCGGTACATTCCAGTGCTTCCGTCTCAGGTACAGCTGTATCATTAGTACCGGGGCGAGTCAGGTTAAAAAGTGTTATTATTGCAAGTGGAGCAACTGCGGGAACTGCTACTTTTTCTGATGGCGCAACTCCTGCTAATACTGCAGTAGGGCTTAGTAAGCTTATATGTGATACAGGTGCCAATTCAAATGTAACAAATCTGTTAATGCCGGGTGAAGGTATTTTATTTGAAAATGGTATTTGGTATACACCTACTACTACAGTGCCATTGGGTATTACTGTCGTATACGGTTAAATATCATGGAACATTCAAGAGTTTCAGACCCAGAAGTAAGAACTGCTAGAGAACTAGCTGAACATGGCGCAGACATTAGGCATTTGCAAGCAGACATGGATAAAATGGTTAAAGATATGGACGAAATAAAAGAATCCATAAGAGAGATCAGTAAGACTTTATCTGAAGCTAAAGGTGGATGGCGGATGTTTATGATGATTGGTGGGGTTGGCGCAACTGTTGGTGCAGCTGCTTCTTGGTTATTTGACGTAATAAAAAATTAAATTTATGGCAACTAAAAAAGCTCCAAGCTTAGCTGTTGGTAGAGGTGAAAAATTACCAGTATCTAAAGGCGCAGGACTAACAGCCAAAGGTAGAGCTAAGTACAATGCAGCTACAGGGTCTAATCTTAAAGCCCCACAACCACAAGGGGGGCCACGTAAAAAGTCCTTCTGCGCTAGAATGTCAGGTATGCCGGGACCTATGAAAGATGAGAACGGTAATCCAACACGTAAAGCAGCAGCATTAAAAAGGTGGAATTGCGGTGCCAAGTAGCTCAAAGAAACAAGCGAATTTTATGCGGGCAATAGCTCACAGTCCTAAATTTGCAAAGAAAGCGGGTGTTCCGCAAGCAGTAGGTAAAGAGTTTGCCGCTGCCGATAAAGGTAAAACATTTAAAAAAGGTGGTGAAATGGCTAAGAAAGTTGATTTGAAAAAAATGTTTAAAGGTAAGGATACACAAGGCGAAGAGCTTAAAGAAGCTAAAGCTATTAAATCTGGTAAGATTACCCCCATGCAATATGCTAAAGGTGAGAAGATGGAAGATACCAAAAAAATGAAAGCTGGTGGCAAATGCTATAGAGCTGGCGGTTTTGTAAAAGCTGCTGATGGTGTTGCAACTAAAGGCAAAACCAAAGGCAGGTTTGTATAATGGCTACTAAAATGAAAGTACCTGATGAAGAAAATGACGTCCTTGCTGGTGAGGCTGTAGCTAAATACAGAGCACAGCAAGCAAAAGCACCTGCACCTAAACCTAAAACAACAGCTCCTAAACCTAGACCAAAAATGTCTGAGGCAGAAGAGTCTGCTAGAAACGATATGTTAGCTGGTGAGTTTGTATATCCTACAGTTAAAAAGAAAAAAGGCGGTGTGGTTAAATCATCAGCTTCTTCTCGTGGCGATGGCTGTGCTCAACGTGGTAAGACTCGTGGTAAGTACTGCTAATGAAAGCATCTAGAGGTATGGGAGACCTCAACCCTAAGAAAATGCCTAAAGGTAAGAAGATTATTCGTAAGGATAACCCTAATGCTGTAGATGAGTACAAGAAAGGGGGAGCAGTAAAAAGCTTCCCTCCTCTTACTAAAAACAAAAGAGCTAAGAAATGACCACTACTGGAACCGCACTATTTAACATAGACCTCTCAGAAATAATTGAAGAAGCCTTTGAACGTGCTGGTTCTGAGCTTCGTAGTGGTTATGATTTTAAAACTGCACGTAGATCACTAAATCTTCTATTGATAGAGTGGCAAAATAAAGGGCTAAATCTTTGGGAAGTAGAGCAAGGTCAAATTGTTCTCACCACAGGCCAAGCTGTTTATGATTTACCTCTTGATACAGTAGATTTATTAGATCACGTAATACGTACAGGTTCAGGTCAAAACCAACAAGATATAACTATCTCAAGAATTTCAGGTTCTACTTACTCGACAATCCCTAATAAGAATGCGCTAGGTAAACCTATCCAAGTCTGGATAAACAGACAAACAGGAGCAACCACTCCTACAGGTGTAGCTTATTCTACTATTAATGTGTGGCCTACACCTCAAGCACCTGATGCTCAATATACGTTTGTGTATTGGCGTTTAAGAAGATTACAAGATGCTGGCGATGGTGTTAATACACAAGATGTACCCTATTTATTTCTCCCTGCATTAGTTGCTGGATTGGCGTACTACTTGTCTATGAAGCTTCCGGGTATGGATTTAAATAGAGCCACTGCATTAAAGGCTGTATATGATGAACAGTTTGAATTAGCAGCTCAAGAAAATCGTGAAAAAGCCCCTGTACGTATGGTTCCACGGATGTCTTTTAGCCGATGAACAAAGAAGAACAACTACAGTATTATAGAGAGTACAATGCTACAAAACGTACTAATAGTAGTCAGTATCACAAAGAATACTATGCAGCGAATAAAGAAAAAATATTAGCCCGAAAGAAACAGTATTATATAGATAATGCTGAGAAAGTTAAAGCTCAAAAAAGAGCAGACTATTTAAAAAATGTAGTTAAAAATTTAGCTACAAAAAAAGAATACAGGGAAAATAACAAAGGAAAGATAAATGCGCTATCAAAAACATATAGAGATAACAATAAAGAAATTATAAAAGTCCGAAAAAAAGCATATGCCCAAAATAATACGGATATTATAAACGTAAATTGCGCTAGACGTAGGGCTAATAAACTGAATCGAACCCCTAAATGGGCTACTGAAACAGATTTATGGATGATAAAAGAAATATATGCATTAGCTTTATTACGTACAAAACTAACAGGAGTATTATGGCATGTAGATCACATGCTCCCTTTACAAGGTAAACTTGTTAGCGGACTACATACCCCTTTTAATATGCAGGTAATACCTGCTTCACAGAATATAAGTAAGGGGAATAGATTTGAGCTCTAAATACGCTCGTGGTAAGATTGCCTTGAGTACCTGCGATAGGTGTGGTATGGAATTCCTATTGCGAACATTGCGCCCATTAACTATAAAGACCAAGATAACCAACATATTAGTTTGCCATAGTTGTTTTGAATTTGATCAACCGCAATTAAGCTTGGGCCTTTACCCAGTTTTTGATCCACAGGCGCTACGTAATCCGCGTAGGGATACAAGTTATCAAGTGTCAGGATTGGATGTTAATAATCTACCTTCTGGTGGCTCTAGAGTGATAGAATGGGGTTGGGCGCCTGTAGGTGGAGCTTCACAGTTTGACACAGTTTTAACGCCTAATGCCTTAGTTGCAATAGGGCAAGTTAGTCCAGTAACTATAACATAGAGAATAATATGAGCATTTTATCTGACAAATACCCACAAATTAAACCTGTAAAAGTACCTAGTGACCCTAATTCAGGGACACCTGAGACAGGCATTAAAACTACTGGTGTAAAAACTCGTGGCAATGGCGCTGCTATAAAAGGCACAGTCGCCCGTGGTCCAATGGCGTAAGTAATGAATCTTACACAGCTAACTCAAGCGATTCAAGCGTATGCTGAGAACACGGAATCTCTCTTTGTCTCTAATATACCGCTATTTTTAAGTCAAGCAGAACTGCGCATATATAACAGTGTACAGATTCCAGTACTTAGAAAAAATGTTACAGGTACTGTGACGATCAACAATCCTTATTTGTCTTGTCCTGACGACTTTATGGCTGTATATTCACTTGCGGCAATTAGTGCTTCAGGTTCGTATAATTATCTTATTGATAAAGATGTAAGTTTTATTCGTGAGGCTTATCCTAACCCAAGTGCTACAGGTCTGCCTAAGTACTACGCTATATTCGGTCCTCAGTTAGTAGACCCTAAAGAGCTATCTCTTATCTTAACACCAACACCTGATGCTAGTTATAGTGTGGAACTGCATTACTACTATATGCCGGAGTCTATAACTACAACTGCTTCAGGTACTACATGGCTAAGTGATAACTACGATCCTGTATTGTTCTACGGCGCTATGCGTGAAGCTATGATCTTTATGAAAGGTGAAGCGGATATGGTTGGATACTACGAGAATAAGTATCAAGAAGCTCTGCTTCAGCTAAAACGTCTTGGTGATGGACTTGACCGTGGAGATAGCTACAGAAATAATCAAACCAAAATACCTTATAGCAGCTTATGATAGTTCAAGGACAATGCACAGTATTTAAAAAGAACCTATTAAGTGGGCTAGAGAACTTTGCTACAGGCACAACTCAAGTTTATAAGATAGCTCTATATACCGCCAACGCAAACTTAAATGCAGACACACTTATATACACGACTACTGATGAAGTAGTTGGGACAGGCTATGTCGCAGGGGGTAATGTATTAAGTCCTATAGCCCCTGCTAGTTTAGGTTCAACTGCCTATATATCCTTTGACAATGTGTCATGGTTAACATCTAGTTTTTTATGTCGTGGCGCTTTGATATATAATAGTACAACTAATGCCGCTGTAGCTGTTTTAGACTTTGGTTCCGACAAGACTGCATCAGGTACATTTACAGTAACCTTTCCACCAGCCACAGCTACAACTGCTGTAATTAGAATTTCTTAGAGGAATTAAAATGCATATTGAAACAACA